CACCTGTAGCTGCCGTCCAGGACGAGCGACGCAAGAGGCAAGAGGCAGAAGCACGGCTGAAGCAGTACGAGCAACAGCTTGCACAGAGTCGGGAGCAGACCCCGCCCCCGGATTGGTATGCTGAACCGGACCGGGCTGCACAGGTAATGCAGCAGCAAGTACAGTATCAAATCACACAGACCAAGGTTGCAATGTCGCAAGATTGGGCTCGTGAGCATTACCCTGACTATGATGCTTTGGAAGCGGTATTCACCGAAGCGGCTGATAAACAACCGCATCTGTGGCAGCAGCTCTATCAGCACCCTAACCCGGCAAAGTTCGCGTATCAGCAGGCCAAAAAGATCCACGCGATGCAAGAGATCGGCGACGATCCCGAAGCCTACCGGCAACGGATTATCGCCGAATTTCAAGCGTCGCAAGGGCAAGGCCAGCCGCAGCCGCAACAGCCTCGCGCGGTAACTCGCACACAACTCCCCACCAGCTTAGGACGCACCGTAAACAACCAGCCGCGAGACGATCGCGGAAAGTTTTCCGGTCGTGCTGAGCTTTCCGACATTCTTGGCGATTAGGAGGCCTTAAATGGCTGAGACCACGGTTCCCTCTGGCCTGACGGTACAGCAGTGGGACGAGAAATACTTCACGGAATACTTGAGCCAGAATTGGTTTAAGCAGTTCATGGGCACGGGCAGTTCCAAGATCATTCAGGTCAAGGAAGATCTGACCAAAAAGCCCGGCGACGCGGTGACGTTCACGCTCGTGAACAAGCTCACCGGCGCGGCCAAGGGCTCCTCCGAAGCGCTGGAAGGCGCTGAAGAAGCGGCCAGCCTGCGTTCGTTCCTGGTGCGTGTTCGTGAATATGCGCACGCCGTGAAGTTCAAAAAGTTCGAGGCCCAGAAAACCGCCATCGATCTGCGCAACGCCAATCGCGATGTGCTGATGGACTGGAACATGGAGCTGGACCGCGACAACATCATCGACGCAATGATGAGCATCAACGGCACGCTCTACACGTCGGCTGATGCGACCGCGCGCAATGCGTGGCTAGTCGACAACGCCGACCGTGCTCTGTTTGGCAAGCTGAAGTCGAATGCCGTCTCTGGCGTGCATGCGACGGCGCTTGCGACCATCGACAACACCGATGACAAGCTGACGCCGGACGCGATCTCGCTGATGAAGCGGATGGCGATTACTGCCAATCCGAAGATCCGCCCGTTCAAGGCTCGCTCCTCGATCGGCACGACGGATGCCTACGTTCTGTTTGCGCATCCGCTGCACGTCCGCGATCTGTCGCTGAACTCGACGTTCGTTGCGGCAAACAGGGAAGCTCGCAACCGTGGCGAGACGAACCCGCTGTTCACTGGCGCGGACTACATGTGGGAGAACGTCGCGATCTACACGATCGAGGACATTCCCACGGCGGCCAGCACGGTAACGGTGGCTCCGGCATTCTTCTGTGGTGCCCAGGCTCTCGGCATGGCGTGGTCGATGCGTCCTCAGACGGTTGAAGAGGAGTTCGATTACAAGCGTGCAGTCGGATTGGCCGTGAAGCAGTGGTACAAAGTGGAAAAGCTCCGCTTTGGCTCCGGCGACGCGGACACGTCGGACTACAAGGACAACGGCATGGTGACGGGCTGGTTTGCGGCTGTCGCGGACGCTTGATAGGAGGAATTAACGATGGCTGCTGAAACTCTCTCAAACTCTCCGTTGACCGTGGGCGCTGCTCACGGCCTATCGAAAAACCTCAAGATCTGGCATCGCAAATACGAGATTGCCGCGAACGTCGAGGACGGGGATATCTTCGTACTCGGCTATCTCCCGGCGAACGTGATGGTCTGCGGCAGTGTGTTTTCGTTCGACGACATCGACACCGGCACCGAGGCGATGGACATTGATTTGGGCTGGGCGGCGAACGGTGGCGGCAGCGCCACTTACACCGACAGCGAGACCGATGTCACGTACACCAACAGCGCGGCGACGGCCTCGGCCACGGGGTTCGTCAATGCGGGCGTTCTGACGGGTGACGGCCTAGCTGAATCTCACGCCGGCAATCAGCGGATTCAATTCTATCCTGACCCGCTGTTCTTCTCCGAGAAAACCAAAGTGCAGCTTGAGGCGAACGTTGCCGCAAACGCATTCACGGCCGGCACGGCGGGCGTCTATCTGTTCTACTACGCCCTCTGATGGCCCGCTCGAAGGCCGATCTGGCCACCGCCACCTTGCAGTTCTTGGGCGTTCTCGACGCGGCGGCTTCGCCGTCGGCTGAGGATAGCGCCTATGTGGAGGCGCGATACGACGACCTTCGCGAGGAGCTGGTGGACAAGGGCCTTGCCTATTGGCCTTCCACAACACGCACCACGGCGGAAATCCCCGCCGTGGTGTTCTCTGCCGCGTCCATGATCTTGGCTGGGCGCTGTTCGCCGACGTTCCAAGTGACAGAGCCAAACGTCACCGACGACGACGGGAAGCAGATGCCTGCTTCAGCAAAAGGCTGGCGGGACTTGCGACGGCATTTGGCGAAGCCTGCGAGCGGGCAACCAACGCAAGCGATTTATTACTGATGGCACCCGTCCCTATCCCCCTCGCTTATCGCTCTGCCGCTGGACGCTACGGCCAGGACGGTGCCGCGCGGGTCATGAACATGTATCCCGAGCAAATCGGAGATGAGGGCAAGGCCAAGATCGCGCTCTATGCGATTGGCGGGCTCGCTAGCTTCGCCACGCTGACCGGATCGGGTGGCGTTCGCGCCATGCTCGCGATTAGTGATGATGAGATGGTGGCCGTAGCCGGTCGCGTGCTGTCGCGTGTCGATGCGGGCGGCGGCGTGGCTGAGTTGGGCGGTGTCGTCTCCGATGGTCTGGTGACGATGGCACGAAACCGGGCGAACCCTGTCCAGACCATGATCACATGTGACGGATCGACGAGTCTTCTGGTGTCGGGATCGCTGACCGCGTTTACCGATGCCGACCTTGCCCCGGCAAACTCCGTATCCTCGCACGGCGGCTATTTTTTATGGACGCATGACGACGGTCTAATCACGTTTGCCGGACCTGACGCGGTGGCTGTGGATGCGCTTGACATCCTGACAGCGGGCACAAGCCCAGATCGACTGATGCGCGGTTATTCGCGCGGCTCGGACTGGCTAGCGTTCGGATCGCGGACCATTGAAGCCTGGAATGAGACGGGCGGCGCAAGCGTGTTCGCCAGGACCACAACGGTCAACATGGGCTGCCTGTCGGCGGCGAGCATTGCCGACATTGATACGACGGTCTGTTTTGTCGCGCATGATGGCACGGTGCGCGTTTTGAACGGCTACACGCCAGAACGCATTTCCACGCATGAGATTGAGCGGCTGATCTCTGCCGATGCCAGCCCGAGCACCATATCAGGGTACGGGTGGACTGAGCGCGGCCATCGCTTTTACGGCCTCACCGGCACGACGTGGAGCGTGGTTTATGATTTGACTACCGGCGCGTGGCATCACCGCAAGAGCGCGGGTTTAAGCCGCTGGCGCTGCGGTAGCGCTGTGCAACTCGGCACAAAGCGGATCTTCGGGCACATATCAAGCCCGACCTTGTTTGAGCTTGACGCTGATCTGTACACCGAAGCCAGCGACGAGATCGACTGCCATGTGATCTGTCCGCCGCTGCACGGGGCGCAACTGCTGGTGGCGAATGTCGTGGTCGACGTGATCACGGGGACAGGCACGGGCACGGGGGCCACGCAAAACGTCAACCCTAAGCTGTCGCTCGATTATTCCGAAGATGGCGCGATCACCTACGGCGCCGAACGTCAGATCGAGTTGGGGCGCCAGGGCCAGACACAACGCCAGATCAAGGCCTGGCGGCTAGGCCAGATCAGCAACGTTGGCCGCACATGGCGCATACGCACGACGGCAAGCGTGGTGCGTTGCATCATGGGCGCGCGAATGAACGATGACACCTGAGGTTTACGCGCAACTCAGCGCGATTGCCCGCAATTTGACGCTGGCAATCCCGTCTCCGCTAGAGCCGTGGGGCTCGCCGATCTGGGTTGCGTTCCTGTCCAAAATTGAACAAGCTACGAGGTAAGCATGGCCTTTTTCAGCGATTTGTTTGGCGGCAAATCCGCCATGAAATCCGCAAACGACGCGGCGGAGGCATCGGCTCGCTACACGAACACGGGTTACACCAAGCAGCGCGAGCAGTTGCAAGGCGGATACGGATCAGCCGATACGATCC